TATCCGGCGCGCCTACGCCCACTCCTACCGCGCCGGATATGAGTATCCTGCCGCCCGCCGCGCAACCCGGACCCCGCCTCGCATGACAAAAGAACAAATTATCGCCAAGGCTAACCACGCCAAGCGTCTTCTCGAAGACGAGGTTCTCACCGAAGCGTTTGCGTCGGTAGAAAAGGACATCTTCGACGAATGGCGTGCGTCTGACGTAAACGACTATGAGTTACGCGGCGATCTGTTTCTTACGCTCAAATCCCTTGAGCGTTTGAAAGCCCGGTTGCGGGCAATCCTCGACGACGGAACTATCGCGGCGAGGAGTTGAACTACAGCACGAAAAGGTGATATATGGCGAATGAAGTCGGCAACCCCGGAACCGGGATCGGCCTTCACGAAGCAACCCTTGCCATCAGCAATTTGCTTGGCCCTGAAGAGGATAACCAAGAAGAGACTGAGGCGCTAGATCAGGAAACTGGTCAAGAGGCTGAAACGGAAGCGGTCGAAGAGTACGAGGACAATACCGAGTACGAAGAGACTGAAGAAGTTGAGGACTCAGATTCGGACGAAGAGAACGACGAAGAAGAAGCAACGCAGGAACTTCCTGAAGACCTTACCGTCAAGGTTAAAGTTGACGGCCAAGAGGTCGAAGTCACCCTCGCAGAACTTCGGAATGGTTATTCTCGGACTGCGGATTACACGCGGAAAGCTACTGCTCTGGCCGAACAACGCAAGGCGTTCGAGGCTGAAGCGGAAGCCATTCGTGCGGAACGCGCTCAATACGCGCAGATGTTGCCGATTTTGCAGCAGCAGATTCAGCAGCAGAACGCGGCGGAGCCCGATTGGGATACTCTTTATGATGAAGACCCCATTGAGGCTGCGAGACTAGAGCGGCACTGGCGTCGTACCAAGGAAGAGCAAACGCAGCGGCTCATGGCTATTCAGGCCGAGCAGCAGCGTCTCGCCGAGGAAGAAGCCAAGCAGCGTACGCAGCACATGCAGGCAGTTGTCGAAGCCGAACGCGCTCGTCTCCCTGAAGTCATTCCCGAGTGGAAGGATCAGGCGACGATGATGAAGGAAGCTCAGGAACTGCGTGAGTGGGCGACATCGAACGGGCTGACTGAGCAGGATATTAACTCGCTCACCCAGGCCGCTCATATCGCTCTGGTCCGTAAGGCCATGCTGTACGATAAGGGTGTACGGAACGTGGAAAAGGCAAAGCAGCCGGTCAAGCAAAAGGCTCGTGTTGTTCGCCCCGGTTCCAGTAACTCTTCTGCTACGCCCGGCTCTGTCGATCTTAAGAGAGCGTCCAAGCGTCTCGCACAAACTGGCAGCGTCAAGGACGCCGCCGCACTCTTGGATAAACTCATTTAAGGATTTTAAGTCATGGCAATTGTTGCAAACACCTTCACTCGCTATTCGGCGATTGGTATCCGTGAAGACCTGTCGAACGTCATCTACAACATCTCGCCGGAAGAAACCCCGTTCATCTCGAACATCGGCCGCGAGAACGTCAAGAACACCTACTTCGAATGGCAGACCGACAGCCTCGCCGCTGCTTCGGCCTCGAACGCCGCGCTCGAAGGTGACGACGTTGGTTCGTTCAACGCGGTGAACCCGACCTCGCGTATCGGTAACTACACCCAGATCAGCACCAAGAATGTCATCATCTCGGGCACTCTCGAAGCTCTGGACAAGGCCGGCCGTCGTTCGGAACTGACCTATCAGCTCGCCAAGCTGGGTTCGGAACTGAAGCGCGACATGGAAAGCGCCCTGCTTGCCAACCAGTCGCCGGTCGCTGGTAACACCACCACCGCCCGTCGCACCGCTGGTCTCCCGGCCTTCATCAAGACCAACACCAGCTTCGGCACCGGCGGCGCCGACACTGCCGGTATCGCGGCTCGTACCGACGGTACGCAGCGTGCGTTCACCGAAGCCCTGCTCAAGACCGTGATCGCCAAGGTCTGGGAATCGGGCGGCACTCCGAAGATGCTGATGGTTGGCTCGTTCAACAAGCAGGCCGCTTCGGCTTTCAACGGCATCGCCACCCGCTTCCGTGACGTCCCGGCTGGCCAGCAGGCCCAGATCGTCGGCGCCGCGGACGTGTACGTGTCGGACTTTGGCACCGTCAACATCGTGCCGAACCGCTTCCAGCGCGCCCGTGACGCCTTCGTCGTGGACCCGCAGTACGCGTCGATGGCCGTCCTCCGTCCGATCCAGCAGATGGAACTGGCGAAGACCGGCGACGCCGAGAAGCGCCTGATGCTGGTTGAATACGGCCTGAAGGTCAACAACGAAGCCGCTCACGGCATCGTGGCCGACCTCACCACGTCGTAATTGACTTGGGGGTGGGGGCGGGTCTAGGCTCGCCCCCTAACCAAGAGGAGTAACTTATGGCCAAGCGCCTTATTTCCGACGACAAAGAAACCGGCATCAAGACCTACCTTGATTACGACGGCACCGACGACAATGCGACCATTGTCAAAGAGCAGGACGTCACCGGAATTGTCGAATCCAATAGGGCTGCGTTCGACGCCGCGCCGAAGCGGTGGGGCGAATGGGCGCATGTCGGCCGCATCCCGATGACGGTCTACATGGAACTGAAGGCTAAGGGCATCCTCGACGACCAGCAAGAACTTGTGAAGTGGTTGAACGACCCTAACAACGCAATGTGGCGAGTTCGTCCGGGGAGCGTCTGATGGCTATTACGACCTACGCAGAACTCAAGTCTGCCATTGCGAATTGGCTCAACCGAGACGATCTCGATGCGGTCATCCCCAGCTTCATCGCTCTGGCCGAGGCGCAGTTTAACCGCACCCTCCGCCACCGTAAGATGGTGACGCGCTCTGACGCGACCGTCGATACGCCTTATTTCGCGGTCCCCGCCGACTGGCTGGAGAACATCCGGTTCCAGTTGAACACCAACCCGATCACGCCGCTTCTGTACGTGACGCCGGAGCAGGCCGCGGAAGAGCAACTCAAGTACAGCACCGCCAACCAGCCGCTAATGTTCACGATGGTCGGGCAGCAGTTTCAGGTCGTCCCCTCGCCGAACACCAGCTACGACGCTGAACTTCTCTACTACGCCAAAATCCCGGCGCTGTCGGACAGCAACACGTCGAACTGGCTCCTGGCCGAAAGCCCAGACATTTACCTGTACGGCGCGCTCGTGCAGTCCGCTCCGTATCTCAAGGAAGATGAACGCATCAACACTTGGGCGGGGCTGTATCAGAGGTTCGTTGATGATATGATGCAGGCCGACGAACGCGCCCGTATCGGGTCGTCGAAGTTGAAAGCCCGTATTCGTACATTTGGTTAGGGGACCGCGCTGTGTCTTTTTCAAACTTTCTTGAGAACAAGGTTCTCGGCCACGTCTTCGGCGCGACGCCCTACACCGCGCCGGCCACTCTTTACGTGGGTCTGTTCACCAGCAACCCCGGCGAAACGGGTTCGGGCACGGAAGTCTCCGGCGGCTCCTACGCTCGCCAGACGATTGCGTTCACCGTGACGGGCGCCCAAGCGTCGAACACCGCCGCCGTCGAGTTCCCGACTGCGACCGCTTCGTGGGGCACGATCACTTACGCCGCGATCTACGACGCGCTGTCGGGCGGCAACCTTCTGGCCTATGGTGCGCTGACGACTTCGAAGACCATCGACAACGGCGATGTGTTCCGCATCCCGGCTGGTGACTTCGACATCAATCTGGACTGATAGATGTCCGGCTATGGTAGCGGCTTATACGGCAGAGGCAGTTACGGTATTGACCCTTTAGAGGGTCAGATTACCGTAAATGCTGCCGCCACTGCTACTGCTTCCGGTCTAATTGTTAAAGACGCGGTCGTCGCTGTTTCGGCAGCGGCGACTGTAACGCCTTCGGCCACGCGGGTCCGCACGGCCGCGATTGCTTCGTCTGCTACTTCCAGCGTTACTGTAACGGCTAACCGCGTACAGAACGCGGCGGTCTCTTCGTCCGCTGCATCGACGACTACCGCGAGCGCCGTGCGCGTTCGCTTGGGCGACGCCACATCTTCGGCTACGGCTTCTGTATCGGCGACGGCGCAAGCGGTGTTCTTGTCTGCGGTGCAGATCAACGCCGCAAGTAGCGTCACGCTGACAGCTAACCGCGTGCAGTTCAGCGGCGCCGCGGTATCGGCTACATCTTCGGTGACTATTGTCGCGGTTGAGAAGTGGGAACCCGTCCCCGCTACACCAGAGACATGGACGCCGCAATCGGTCACTGCTATAACGTGGACTGGCAATTCGATTACACCCGAGACATGGACGCCGAATCCTGTAACGGGCGAGACTTGGACTAAACTTTCTGATACAGACGAGACTTGGACGCCTAGAGTATTCCCGGACTCCTTGGCCGCATGAGGTAAATTATGGCTGATACTACCACGACGAACCTTGGTCTTACGAAACCCGAAGTCGGTGCCAGCGCCGATACTTGGGGCGGCAAGATTAACACGGACCTCGACCTCGTCGATGCGATCTTCAAGGGTGACGGCACGGGCACGAGCGTCGGCCTTAATGTCGGGACGGGCAAGACCCTGACGATCTCGGGCACGGTGAACGGGACCAGCAAGACCGGCACGGGTAACGTCGTGCTTGCGACTTCG